ATGTAGCCATTTTTCATCTAACGCATTTTCAGTATCGATTAAGATAACATAAATGCCCTGTGCTTGTGCGTTACGTACTAGATTACCTGAACAGATAAAACTTTTACCTGCGCCAGACTCTCCAGCAAACACAGTAACCTTACCCAAAGGAATACCTTTGTTAAAATCACCGCTGATTAAGTAGTTAAGCGTGAAGTTGCCTGTACTAACCCAATCTGTAGGATCGTTAAATCCCACACCTAGACCGTCAATTGACTTAGTCAAGGTTTTTCTAAATTTTGATAAATCGAAGGCTTTTGTAGCCATAAGTTAATTCTCCTAAATAAGATAACCTGGGCGTACAACTAGGTTGTAGAGGCCCAAGCCGTTTACGCTTTTTGACGATTACGGATCATTGCCAAGATGTCTTGGGCACGACTGTCGCCGCCGGCACTTGCTTCAGCTTTTGGAGCTGGTGCAGGAGTTGACTTTACCGCTGGTGCAGGATCTGCATCAAACGGAGCATCGTCATCACTTGCCACTGGTGCAGGTGCAGGTGCAGGTGCAGGTGTTGCTTTAGGAGTTGCTTTAGGATCGCCAGTGTTTTGGCTCATACCTGCTGGTTTGAAATATTGACCCCAACGTTCCATATCATATGGTTCGCCGTCAACTGATGCTTCAAACATTTCCTTCATAACTTTCAATTCAATTTCGCCTGGCTTTTTAGGTAAAAAGTCTGACAAATTAAACAAGCCATGTGTCTTAATTGCCGCTTGTTCAGCATCGTTCAATGGACGCTCACGACGTGCCCAACTAGATGTTGAGTAGTCAGCGTAGCCACCTTTTGAACCTTTCTTCATACGATAGTCTAAGCCATGTACAAAGTCAGTTGGCAAATCTTCCAATTCTGGATCGACCAAAGCCGCACGAATTGATGTAAAGATTTGAGGTCCAATGATGAATCTACGGATTGGATTTTCTGGAATCTCATCACTTTTTTCGCCAAGTCCGTCTTCTGCAACGAAGCCTTGGAAAATGTAACTGCGTTTCTTCCAATACTTACGACCCATATCTTCTAGTGAAGGATCTTTAAACCATGCACGTACTTCTGCCAGGATTGGGCAAGCGTCGCCATACATTTCTACGCATGGTACTTGTACTGTGATGTTTTTGCTTTCGGATTCACCTTTGATTCCGGAGAATGGCAATTTGATCATTGCACGTTCTACCCAGAAAAAAGTGTTATCAGCGTTACCGTCTGGTAAGAATCTAAGTGTAGATTCGCCGCCTTCTTTTAGGTTCCAGAATGGGTAAATTGACTTGTCCCCACCTGATTTGTTTTCTGAACCACGTTGTTCAGATTGTTTTAGTTTTGCACGAATTTCTGCTAAAGTTGCCATAATTGTTTCTCCTATTAATAGCCTTTTTGTTTGCATTTCTGCTGTTTTTGCCTGTATGTTTTATGGGTTACATAAAACAAAAAGTGCATACATGTTATTGTACGCACTTTTATTTAGTAAAGCAAGAGAAATCTTGCCCTAAATGTGAGTATTTTACTCAATTAACGATACTGAACCAAACTAACAATTCTACTCAATTCGTCATTTTTAAAGCTAGTTGACTCGCCTACAGGTGCAGGTGGAGGAGTTCCTGCTGTAGCAGTTGGGGCTGCGCCTGCGGTCTTTGCTTTCATAGCCGCCATTCTAGCTTGTTGTTGAGCCATCATTGTTGCTGGATCCATACCCGGTTGTCCTTGCATATTTTTCAACATATCTTCAGCACTTGCTCCAGGTTGCGGTAATCCGGCGGCAGAAACTAACTGTTGTGCTTTGGTCGGTGCTGCCGCAGGTTTTGCACCAGATCCATAGCCTCCCGCCATTGGAGCAGGTGCCGGTGGTGCAGTTCCTGCTGTAGCAGTTGGTGCTGCCGCTGGAGTAGTAATACCTGTTTCTGGATTAGTTGTACTGCCATCGGCATTTGTCACTGTGACATTTTGACCTTGAGCGTTAACACCGTTAGCCGCTTGAGTAGCAGCAGCCGCTGCGTTAGCTTGCATTGCCGCACCCATATCTGCATCTTCTTGGTCTGCCGCGGTTAATGCCGCAGGTGCTGGTGCTGGTGCTGGTGCCGGAGTTGTACCTCCTGCCGCTTGTGGAAACTGCTTTTGTGCAGCCGCTGTAGCTGGCCCCATAATTCCGTCTGCTTTAATTTTTGCACCGGCCGCAATTAATTTGTCTTGAAGTGCTTTTACTGCTGGATCAGATTTTCCAGGAACTTTAGCAGTTGTACCAGCTGGAGCGGCTGCTTGACCTGGTTGCATTGCTGCTTGACCTGCTGCCAGTGCGCCTGCACCTGCTGCTGCGCCTGTTGCAACTTTACCAGCTGTTGATCCAAAAAATTTCTGTGCGCCGTTAGCAATGGTACTGCCGGCATTTTTAACAGCGTTTAGAGCACCTGTACCAAGTGCGCTCCAGTTAACTTCGTTAACTTGTTCAGACTCAACAACTGCAATATATTCTCTAAGTTTACTAACTTTTTCTAGTAATTCGTTTTCTGTAATTTTTTTCATAATAGATCCTTATTTTAATCCTGCTATTTTAAGCATAGTAGTTAATTCATCGGACTCATTCATGCTACCCATAATACTTTTCATCATATCATGTGGATTAATTTGTCCGCGGCCGCCAATTTCAATTTCAACTGCTTGTGGGTGCATACCGTGTATACCTGACAAGTGTTTAATATGCCCAAGCTCTTGATTGTGTTCACTGCTTGGATCCATCTTATCAACTAGTGCCAATACTTGTTTAACATCATCCGGTGTAGCACCTTTAAACTCGCCGTTTTTAAAATCTTTAATGATTTTTACTTTGGCACGAGTTCCGCCAATAGTAAAGTTTCTTTCTTCTTTGTTCCAAAAACCTGCAATTGATTTTAACATTTGGTCAACTGGATTACCCTGTGATTCGCTGCCATCATCAAAACCACATTCCATTGCAGTTAAGCCACATTCACGAATGCAATCATGCAACGTCATCTCTTTGTGGCCAAAATCCAACTTGGTATCCAAGCCTGCGCCTGCTTTCTTAGCCATTTGAATTGCCTTTAACAACCCAGCATGTGACAACGCTTTGGCACTGTCTCTACCTGTTCTATTAGGATTGTGTGGCTTTTTAAAATGCGACTTTTCATCTTCTGGATCAGTGTCCCACGGTAAATCGTCTTGATTTTCTGCTATAGGTGCTGGAGGAGCTGCTTCTGGTGGAGGCATTGCGCCTGCTTCTGGTCCTGCTGGAGGAGCTGCTTCTGGTCCTGCTGGAGGAGCGGGTGGTGCACCTTCTGGTGGCATTGCTGGTGGAGCTGCTGGTGGAGGAAGCTCTTCGCCTCCCACTGCGCTACCGTCACCTTTAAAGTTTAAGTCCGGGATAATCCTTGCAATTTCTGGATTTTCTTTACCCATTGAGTTTAATTCTTGTTGGATAGCACCCCGAGCATCTAAATCAGGATCAATGTCTTTCATCTTATCTAAAAACTCTGGATCATCAATAAGTCCTTTTAAACTATCAAGAATGTTGATTCCTTCTGGACCGCCTTTGAGTTCAGTCTTCATGATTTCATTGAACTTGTCAATAGCTGCACGTTGAGTATCTTTGTTAGGACTGAACAATGTGTTATCACCTAGTTGCGGATCTTCATCTTCGTTAACTAGACTATTAATAAATGATTCAAATTGATCTTCCGGATCTGGTACAGGATATTTTTTATATTTGCTTTTTGGATCGTCATCGAGTGAACGACCTTTTTGACCATTACCATCTTCATAATCAGTTTTTTCGTGTTTAACACCATTTTTAGTTTTTGTGACCTTACCACCTTTGTGCGTAGTGCCTTCTTCTTTATCACCGTCAAATACTTCGTCTAGTAAATCATCAGCAGTTAGTTCTTTAACTGGAATATCTGTTTCACTTACCAGTTTGAATATGTAGGGAAATGCTGTTTTTAATTCTTCGTTGAATGTACGGATTGTCAAACGATCAATCCAGTCACTCATGATATTTTCTGGAATCATTTGGTCTTCGTGATCTTCAAACGACTCTGCAAATTGTTGGTAGTAAGCAGGACGTTGTAAGCTGTGAACTTCTTTTTTAACTGCTTCAATACGTTCCATTACTTTGCCAGTGATGTCTCCCATTGCTTCACTTAACGCTGCATTGCGGCCCACATAACCTTTAAACTTGCGTAACTGTGCTAGTTCTTCACTTAGTCCAGTAATATGTTTACCAATACTGTCCCACGGATAGCCGCCATGTTTCAAATGTTCTGCTAATGCACGAGCACCATTCAAATGTTTAACTGGATATTTAAAACGCTCGCCTTCTGAGTTTTCAACATAGATGGACTCTATGTGCATTGTTCTGCCAGCGGCAACATCCAAGTTAACTGGTTGACTGTGTTTGACAATCAATTTCGCTTCGCCTAGATCTTGGTAACTGATTCTAGCAGTACCGTACATTTTACTTTCCATCATTGGTTCCATAGGTTCTTCCTTGGGCTTGGATTGAAACTCGTAGTCTCTTTTATCTAACTGATCTTTTGCAATATTCTGTACATCA